TTTGTTATAACAGGCATCTTTTTTAGTAGCCATTTAACATTTCCACCTTCGTCTTGCTTGACGTATTCTTGAATTAGGATCGTTTCTAGTTTTAGCTGAACTTCTTTTAAGTTGCCCAAGCGATCTAGCGCAATAAGACTTACGTCTTTTAGCTGCTTTACTTCCCTTTTTAACTTTGCCTGTTACGGCTGTTTTTAATTTAGATCCTGGATTAGCTTTGCGATAAGCAGCTACACCTTTTTTGGTCATACCAGCGCCTTTTTTAGTAGGACGGTAGTTAGCTCCTTTACCTTTGGTTGTTCTTCGTATAGGTTTTGATTTTTTTCGTTCCGCCATAATTAAGCGTTAGCTATATAAATAATATCTAATCCTGCTGAAACTGCAAGATTAGCATTTGAACTGCTTGCTATAGCTCTTACTTCTAAATCTGTTTTTTCTTCAAATTTTAAAGGGTAATTAAATTCTTGATGAATAATGTCTTGAGATAAAGCAAATTTATCTTTTACATTAAATACGCCACCATTAGGTCTTGAAACAAAATGCACGGTACCAAATTTGTTTGCTACCTCAGTATTCATACTGATATCTATTTGATGTAAATATGCGGTGTAGCCTGCTGGCACTGTCCAAAAACACATTAGCGTTTGGTTATCACCAACATCAATTACACCATATTTATTTGCAGGCACTCCTGAAGTAACTGTTCCTGTTCCTGCGTAAATCTTTCCTGCATTTTGTCCACCGCTTCCTGCGGTATCTACAATCATTCTAAAGACTCGCAAAAAAGAATTAGTCGTATTAACTGCGGTTTGTCCGTTTAAAGTAACAGACTCACTAATTTGGTTATAACTTCCGTCTAATCCTGAGATGGTTATTGTTCTTGCACCCGTTCCTGCTGAAGCATCATCTGTGCTTGCACTAGATATTTTTAAAACGGTTGCGGATGTTAAATAAGAATAAAGACCGCCCTCTGACCATATGGTTTCAAGAGAATCATCAATATCAGCATTAAAACCAAATTTAAATTGAGTTTCATGATAGGAAATCTGGCCTCTTGAAACTTGTAATTCAAAAGGCTCAGTTTTGCCTATTCGAGATATTGATGACTTCTCAGCCATAACTAAGAATGAAAAACAGTTACTCTGTCTATATTACTCAATACAACATGAATACCATCTGAAAATAAAACTCCAGAATCTGGAATGTTTAAAGTTTCAGTATCATTAGCGTTGCAAGGAGCAATAAGAAGAGTAGAACCAGTTACAGATCCATTTCTAAAAGTTACAGTACCGTCTGAAGTTCCTCCAGCAATAATATAACCCCTTAATCTTGATCTACCTGCTTGTAAGACAGCTCCGCCTGTAGCGGCGGAGTCAGTCGTAGCTGTTTTGACATCTGAGCCTACAATTCTACCTGCCATAGTTAGCTCCTAATTAAGAACTAGATCCGTTGTCAACAATAGCGTAAGTAAATACTCCAGTACATGTTCCGCTTGTTGCAGCTGATGCTCCAACTTTAGCTTGAACTGTTGTATTGGCAGTAATACCACCAGCTACAGTTAAAGCACCGTCAGATCCTTTTAAAGTACCTTTAGTGTCAACGTCTACTTCGTTGAAAAATCCATCTGGATCAGCGGAAGATCCAATATCAGCAGTTGGGTTAGTACCGCCAGCTGCTCCACCAATAGTAAGGAATGAAACAGGAATTGCTCCAACAGGTAAAACAAAATCGTTTCCTGTAGATGAAGATGTTCCAATCTTTACATTAGCTCCGCCAGTTGAAGTTGGGTCAAAAGAAATAACTTCTGAAAGAGTAACAACTGAAGGAGTTGTTCCTGATTCTTTTGATTGACCACCATAAGATCTTACGATCCCTTGAAATGTTGATGTTGCCATAATAGCCTCCATATAAAGTTATACCATCTTTGGAGTTAGTCTGCCGAGCCAGTTGGTATAACAAGTTATCCCGGTTTAAATAACTATACTACTTTAGGTGTCTTGAGGGAAGTTTTCTTTAGATTTTAAAATAGATTCTCTAGAGCTAAACAAAGCTTGATATGATTCTTTTATTGCTGGGTCCTGGCCAAACTCATCCAACATATCTTTACCAACCATCTCTATAAGAGATTGAATGGTAATTAATCTACCTTGAATATCTTTTATTTTTTGTTTTGAATCTGCGGACATAACATTTATTTTATCTTTTTTTTGGCGGATATCATATCCTTTCAACCAATTTGTAATATTGATTAATTTTTTTTGAACCTCTGGGAATGTTTCCCAATCTCTTATTTGCTCAACGTTTCTACCACAGCCTTGACATATATCATCAAAGGGAGCCATGGAAGTTGAGCATACTCCGTTGCATGGAGAGTTAGCCAAGCTTATAGATTCATGTAATCCTGTATTCATAAAACCTCACGGGCTTTTCTTGAATTATACACTCATTAACTAAAAATAAACAAACTTTTTTATTAAACAAAAAAAAGGGAGCCGAAGCTCCCTTTACCAATAAAATTGGGTTTATGCACCTTGTGATGCAAAGACAGCTCTTGGGTTTGACCAACCGAAAGAATATCTTTCTCTAGCTTTGAATCTGACGTTGCCAGTATCAAAGTCACCTTCCATAGAAGTTGAAAGAGGAGATCTTTCGAAATGTTTAAATCCATCAGGGCAGTCTGTTAACAGATACCAAGCATCGTTGTCTGTTAAGAAATGGTTAACAGCGTAACCATCTGGGACCATTCCCATGTTCTTAATAGCATTGATGTCATTGTCAGATGTACCAACTCTACCAGGAGTGTTGATTAATCTATCAGCCACGAACTGAAGTTGTGGTGGAACGATTAATTTTCTTCCTTGTAAAGCAAGAATCATGTTTCTGTCATCAACAAAAGTTGAGATAGAAATGATTGCATCTTCTAATGAAGTTTCATTCAAGTCAGTGTAAGTGCTTGGTCTGTTTGCAAATGTTCCACCGCCAACTAATGGGTGAGAAGAGTTTACAAGTGAAACTCCATCGCCGCCTGTATAGCTGGATGAGAAAGCATTATTCAACACAGAAGCAGCTTTAACTTGCTTAGTATGTGCCATAGATCTTGCTAGAGCCTTAGTGTATCTAGCGCCTAATCTGTCGTAGAGGTTATCTTCGATAGCTTCTTCAGTTAGTGCAAATGCTAACGCAACAGTCTCGTGAGAGTATCTTGCAGTATAGCCTTCTGAAGCGTTGTCGAATGCGACTCCGTTTCCTTCAGCTTTTACTTGTGCGTTACCGAAACCTACGATTAAGGTTTCTTCTTCAAATGCTCTATCTGATGACTCAGTGTCGTAGATTTCCGCATGTTCGTTTTCATAACGATCATACTCCATCCCAAACAAGGCGTTTAGACCGGGTTCTAGCTCTTTAGCTAATTGTGAACGATTAATAGCCATTATTAAACTCCAGTTGTTTGAGCATAGAAGTGCTCGTTAATTTTGACTATCATGTTGACGTTTGCTGATTGAGAACCAGTACCTAAAGTATTATTCTCAGGATCGCCTGAAAACCCAACTATTCTTAGTTGAGCTGAAGTTGCAGCAGTGGTTCCACTGATTTCAACGCCAGATTGTCCATCTGATGTTGAGCCAGCAGCATAAACGATGTCGGCGTTATTACCAACAACAGTTTGTACAACTGAACCAGTTGCAGCACTTTGCACTTCAAATAATGCGTTAGGATCGTCAACTACGAAAGCCACCGCGTCTGATGAGACAGTACCGTTAGGCCAGTAAGAAGAATAAATTACTTCTCCACTTGCATTGGTATATCTGCATCCCCTAAAGACTCCCAGTAATTGATCACCAGCAGCAGCTACTAAAATAGTACCTGTGTTAGCCATCTTAACTGGATCGCCTGAAAATATGTTTCCGCTTGCACCTGAAGCAATTGAGTATTCTGTAGTCCCTTCGGAGTTTACATTACTACCCAATTTGCTTGAAGGCTTTAAGCCGAAAGCAGCATCTTGGTTTGCCATAGTTATTTCCTAAATTAAAATTGTTAAAGAGCAAACAAAGTTATCCTTTGCTTCCTCCGCCAAATGTTACCCTTGATTTCAACTCTCTTGAAATTGGCATCGCAGGATTTTCTTCACGCATCAGGTCGTTTTCTACTGCACTCATTTGGTTGTCGGTTTGGCTAGCGAAATATTCATTACGCTGATCTGCGATTTCTTTCGGTATCTTGCACAGTATTAACCCACCTACACCAATAATTCCAGCATGTCGACCATCATCGACTATAGGCAAATCATGGAATCCGGGAAGTTCCTCTGGTTTAACTGGTTCGAATCCTTCACGAAATCTTTTTGAGACATTCGTTTTGTCATCTTGTCCAGCTATAGATTCTCTTACCCATCGATAAACAATCCCTTGAGATTTTGCAATTTCAACAGCCTCTTCTGGAAGCTCAAGAGCTGAAGGCATCTTCCAGGCCTTTGGCCTTTCGGATTTGCTTCTGGCTTCTGAGTCTCTAGGGACTCTGTCATCGTTGCTATTTGCTCTCGTTACTTTTATCTCTTTCTTGCTCATGATTTTTGTAGCCTCGCTTTTTGTATTGCGTAATCTTTAAATGACACTCCAAGTTTTTTGGCTAATGCCTGTTCACTTGGCGTCA